GATGCTCTTACGCCGTCTATTTCTACAAGGGTTAAGGATGGTGCAAGAATAATTTTATTATCAACTCCTTTCGGTAGAGAAAATTATTTTTATGATACTTTTGATAATAAAACTTTTACTAAATTTCATTGGAGTTCTGAAGAATGTCCAAGAATTGATAAAGATTTCTTAGAAGCAGAGAAAGATAGAATGTCAAAGATGGCTTACTCACAAGAATATTTGGGAGAGTTCGCAGATTCTCAAATGCAATGGTTTAGAGATTCTTTAATTAGAAATAGACAAACATTATTGAGAAGTAATATTCCTAAGATTGGAAGAAACAAAAATTATTATTTAGGTTCTGATATTGCAAGAATGGGAGATGATTCCTCAACTTTCCAAGTATTTGAAGAATTAGATGGGAAATTATATCATAGAGAAAATATCTCAACACAGAAGACAAAATTAAATGAAACCTACGATTTTATAATTAGTTTAGATGATAAATATGATTTTCAGAAGATGTTTATTGATAATGAGGGAATAGGAGTTGGAGTTTATGATTTCTTAATGGGAAATGACCAAACAAAGAATAAAACATTTGGAATTAAAAATTCTCTTGAAGTTAAAGATAGAGGAGAGAAGAAAAGGATAATTTTTCAGAAAGAAGAATTATATACTTTATTTTTAAGTTTAATGAGACAAAAATTAATTCAATTATTGGACGATGATAATATTTTCTTTTCTTTAAGGTCAATTAGATTCGATTACACAACTGATAGTCTCGGGAAAAGTCATTTAAAAATTGGTGCGACACATCACACGGACACAGATATTCCCGAGGGTTTGATTCGTGCAGCCTTAGCAATAAAATACAAAGATTTAAATCCTACGATTTACTCTATAAAAGTATGAGAGAAAATATTAAACCTATAAGTATTCCAAAGGATGGGGAAGAAATTGTTTATACTTTAGAAGATAAAGATTATTTATTTATTGTAGCAATTAAAGATTTAACAGAACAAATTAAATTATTGAGAATGAATAAATAATGGTAGACGCAGGAACTTTAGCAACAACGGCACAGGTTTTATTAGCTATTGGGCAAAATGGAAGTGCAGCACAAGTTTTAGAAGCTAATACAAATATATGGATTCTTCAAGCAGAGTCAGAAATGGAAAGTGTCGCGGGTAGTTCAGTTGGTTTAGTTTTAAATTATGCTTCTATCACATCGTCATATAAACAATGGTTAGCTTTAGTAGCTTCAAGTAGAGCAGCATTTTACGCAATTAATCAAAACCAAAATACTTGGTCGTTAGCAACATCACAAAGTAAATTAAATGTAATTGATAGCATATGGCAAGAATTCAAAAAAAGAATCATTGATAAAGATGTTATTGAGGATATGGGATTATAATGCCTCTTAAAAATCCTGAATTAACAAAGTTTTCAACCGCCAGCCCAATCTTAATGAGTTATAATTGGACAGATATTGCAACTGGTTTGGGTTATGTTTCTTTTTATCCCTCAGTAATAGAACAGGACGCAGTTTTAAAATATAGTTTAGATGTAAACACATTGTTAGTATCTTCAACAGCAGGAACATTAAAGAATGATTCTTGGTTTTTTGAAACTTCAATTTTTAATTCTTCTAAAACTATTAAAGGAAATGCTTATTTGTCGGGGTATACAGATTGGAGCACTAATGATAGCGTAGTTTCAGGACAACTAATAAAATTAAATAGTAATTATACTTCATCAAAGGGTAGTGTTGTTGATTCAGACGCAACAGAATATTCAGTAAGCTCTCCTGCAAGTAATATTGTGGTTAAAACTTTTGAATTAAAAGGAGAGAGAGTTTTTGAAGTTGTGTCAGATATTAAAGTAGAAGGAGACTATGGGGTAGCAAATACACATGCTAGGTTTTATTATGCGGGAGGGTCAAGCGGGAGAAATAATGTTCCAACTACAACATATACAAGTAAAACTTATACAAACCCTTCTCCTGAAAAACTTGTGGATAAAATAACGATAGAGTTAAGTATAACAGCAGGAACAGGGGGTGCAAATGCGGTATATGTTAAAAATACAGATGTCTATGGTTTATTAAATTCAGTAAGAACAGAAGTAAGTGATGAGATTTCATCTATATTAATAACAGCAGATAGAAGTTGGACGCTTAAAATTCCTTGTTCAGAAACTTATTTAGATATAGGAGACATTTTAGTTTTAAGAGTAAAATCAACGGGATCAAATTCTGCAATTATATGTGATCCAACAAATCAAGTTCAAACAGAACCCTCTTTAAAATTAAATATACCTTTTAAGATAGACCAATAAACAATGGCAAATTATGATTTAAACAACACAACAACTACAAATTTTACAGACAATGTTCCTGACTTTATTGTAGAATCAATGGCTTTGGATGTTGCTAATTCAGACGGAAGCGAAACCTATATTTATTATGATAAAGCGACTGAAAATTTCGGTTATCAACTTAATCATCCACAAATAGCCTCAAGATTAAATTCTCTTTGCACGTGGTCTTATAGGCAGGGTTGGGTATCTCCAACAGATGAGGTTATTTTAAAAAAGATTGATGGAAATGGTAAAGAAACTTTCGCTCAAATTATATGGAATCATGGAAATATTAAATTAGGTCATGGAGATTCTTTTTGTGAAGTAATAAGAAATAAAAAAGGCACTTTGGTTAATTTAATTAATATTTCTCCGGAAAGAGTTAAAACAGTTTTTGCTGGAAACAGAATAAAACGTTATGAAGTTTGGAGTGGGAAAAAGTGGGTAGTTAAAAAAACAACAGAAATATTCCACTCTATGAATAAAAAATTAGGCGACCAAACTCACGGAACAGGGGATATTCAAGCAAATAAAACCGTAAATGACGCTATGATAGAAGCATTTGCAGATGAAAGAATAATTAAACATAGAGATAAGGCCCTTGGTATTGTTTATTATAGAACTAATAATACTGGGAAGATTGCTTATGCAAATAAACAAATAGAAAATGCAGTTAAGAATGGGGAAATGGTTGGAATGCCCGAAAACACAGCTAAAATAGAGCCTTACCCATCTAAGAGTTCAGAAGACAGGCAAAGCTGGTTAACTTATGTTGATGAGTTAGGTTATAGAACTGGGGGTATGCCTAAAAGTATGGCTACGAGCGACGGAACGAGCGAGGTTGGTGGTATTAACGGACACTTAATATTCGAGCCTATCTATGGAGCGGAACAGCTTGATATGGAAAATGATTTATGGAATCAATTAGCTGTAAAAGTTAAATTTAATAGACCTCCAAGTTTAGCACCTAAGACACAAGAGAACGCAGAGAAGAACACAGGTCAAACTTCAATACAACCGGCGGAGGCGGAGCCGAAGCTAAATAGATAATGGTATTTGATATAAATAACCCGCAAAGTATAGACCCAATTAAAGCAGCAATTAGGCCACAAAAATCTGAAGCTCAAATAAATTGTGAAGCAAAGGGTGGAAGTTGGAAAGATGGGAAATGTATTTTACAACAAAAAGAAAAAATAAAAGAAGACATAGAGCCTAAAGCAAAATTAACAAGTCCTGAAGTAATAAGAGAAGATGGGAAAGTGACAGGCATTGTTTTACCGGATGGAAGAGTTTATTCAGGGGTAGGTGGGAAAGTAGTTGAGGGTATGTTAAAACCTTATAGAGAAGAAGAACAAAAGTTTGGAGATGTTCCGGATGTTGGAACAGCACAAAAGGAAGCGGACGAGATGGCTTCAATAGAAAGTGAGAGGCAAAGATTAAATCAAGAAGAAATACCACAGAGGAGAGAGTTAGACCCCGAAATTACAACTTTAGAGGGGATTCCTGTTCTTGGACCTATATTGCAAAAGACAAGAGACTTATTAAGGTCCGTATCTGGGACACCAAAAGATGTGGAATTATCTCCTGAGCAATTAAGAACAAAAGCATTAAGTCAAATTGAAAAACAAGAGATAGAAAGGGGTTTGACTTTAAATGAAAAGTTTGGGTCATTGGTTGAATCAATTCCTTTGATAGGATCGTTAGCTTCTAAGTTTGCCGGTGGATTAATTGAAACTCCAAGCGAAAACGCAAGAGAGGTTAAGTCAAATATCTTAAAAGAAAAAAGACGTATTACAAATATTGAAACAAATGTTAAACTGGGATATCTTCCGGTGTCAATAGCAAACGAGCAAATAGTAGATATAGAGAATAATGTTCAAAGATTAGAAAGTAGAATTAGATTATTAGTTAATAGTTCTCCCGAGCTTAAATTTAATTCTGATTATGTTAATACCGTAGAAACTGAAATTTTAGCAACAAGAGAAAAGGCTTTTCAAGCAAAGCAAAATATTTTAACAGGAGCAACACAAGACCCCGACGAATTAGAAATATTAATGAAATTACAATATGAGGAGGAACAATGAATTGGTTTTTAAATCTTATTAAATATTATCTTTATTTATTATTAATTATAAGTATAATATCATTATTGTTTGTTATAACGGCATGACTGCAATAACAATTAAAGAGAGGTTAGCAATTATTGAAACACAATTAAAAACCTGTCAAAAAACTTTATGGATTTTATTATTTGTTGTAGCTGGAAAAACTGGTATTGATTCATGGCCACAAATAATAAATTTATTCTCATCTTTAATTTAAAACAATAGTTTTATAAAGAACATGACACACTAATATATATGACAGATGAACAAACAAACAAGACTGACACACAAGGAACTGAAACTGATAAGGCTTTGGCGACTGATGGGCAACCTCTTTCTGACTATGATAAGGCTCTTGCGCTTGTGCAAAGACGTGAAGAAGCAACGAAAGCAGAAAGCGAAGTGTTAGATAGAAAAGAAAAATTGGCAGCTAATTCTATGTTAGGCGGAACAACCGGCGGCCATGTTGAGCCAATAGTTACACCCGAAACAGACAAAGAATATACAGAAAAATTTATGAGAGGGGAAGTTAACCCACTTGAATAAAATGGTATTATATAAAGATGATTTCGAAAAAGAACTTAAAGCAAACGAACTTGCAAGAGATATTCATTTTAAAGGTTATGAGATTTTGTGTAAAGTTTGTGAAGCTTTTAAAACAATGGTTGATGAAGCAGAAGAAAAACCAAAAGAAATCGAAGAAAATAATAGAAATTTAAAGTTATTCGGTTAAGCGAAATAAAACAGATAAATATATAAACCCTTTTTTCTAATAGATATTATGGCTAACGAAGCAATTTTAGTACAACGATTACAAGACAGACTTCCAACTTGTGAAGTTAAGGGAGACGTAGATATTACTAAAGGAACAGTTCTTAAAATAACATTAACAGAAACAAATAGAGGAGCAGCTTCCGCAGCAGATGGTGATTTATTTTTAGGTATTGCAGCAGCAGATTATTCAACTAATGATGTACCCGATACTTTAACAATTTGGACTAAAGGAATTTTTCTTATGAAATGTGATGGTGTTGGAGTTGCAGCAGGAGATTTAGTAAAAATCGGTGGGGCTAATTTAATTTCAGTTGCAGACGACGCAACAGCAGCAGGATTGTCAGAAGTTATCGGTTTATGTTTAGAAGATGGTGGCGCAGGTGATGAAGTTATGGTGAGGTTAGGTTTGTAAAATGACAGAAGTAGGACAAACAGATATTAGAGGAGAGAATATTTCAAGAATTGTAAAGACTTTAGCAGAGAGTGAATTTAAATTTAAAGATATTTTAATGACAACTGGTTCGAGTAATTGGACTGAAACTTATTATAGAGAAGATCCGTCAGAATTAGAAAATGAAGGCTCTTTTGAAGTTGCAGGAGTTCCAAGAGGTGGAACATTCCCAAACTTAGATGCAACATGGACTTCAGTTTCAACAACTCAGATTAAGTTCGCAGGTGAATCAACAATATTTATGGAAGATAAATTAACAGACGCTATCGACGTTCAAGCAAGAACAATAAGAAAAGTAGCAAGAGCAATCGCAAGCAGATTTGACCAATATGTATACGAGAGCTTAAGCGGGGCAAGTGGTATCAACACAGCAGCCTCAGTCGCTCCGTGGGATGCGGCATTAAGTGCAACACGAGACCCAATAAGAGATTTACTTACAGGTATACAATATATGGCCGTAGACAATTACGATTTTTTAAAGAACGGATATATTTTATTATCTCCTTATGATTATACAAGTTTATTAATGAACTCAAAAGTTATTAATAACCCAAGTTTTAAGACTGCCGATGTTGTAAGTAATGGTGTAGTAGGTCAAATAGCAGGTGGTAAAATAATAGTTTCTCCAGGTGTAGAAGACGATGAGTGTTTAATGGTTATCGGAAAACAGGCAGCAACTTATAAAAGTGCAGTAGCTATGAGTTCGGCAATTATTGAAGATGCGGGAATTAAATATACGATTAGAAGTTGGATGATTGGTCACGTAGAAGTTACAGACCCTGAAGCTATCCACAAAATTACAAACACACAGGAATAAAAATGAGCGAAGCAGGAAAAATTAAGAGAGGGAAAAAATTATATTCTTATAGAAATGTAGAAGGAATTTTGCCTTTTGAAATTAAAAAAGATGCTCACAAGATGGAAGAGATTAATTATTATTTAGATTCAATTAAACCAGTTAATTCTAAACCTATTAAGAAAGAGGTTAATTCTAAACCTATTAAGGAAGAGATTAATTCTAAACCTATTAAGGAAGAGGTTAATTCTAAACCTATTAAGGAAGAGATTAAATAATGGCTAGTGGCGATTTAACAGCTTCGGTAGCAACTCTTTGTTCAACAGCAGCTGAAATTAAAACAGCAGTAGATTTATTAAATTTAACAGCAGCAACTGATTTTATTATGGTTACTCCGGTTAGTAATGGTCAGACTTTAGTTTATAAAATAGAGAGGGCCGCATAATGGTTGAATTAATAGGAGATGTTTGTATTCCAACTGATTTTGTTTTTCCAAGTAGAACAGGTGCAGAGATTGCAGCTATTACAGCAGCAGAAGCAGGATTAACTTATTTAAACTCTACAACAAGCAAGTTAAACTTTTGGAATGGTGCAGCATGGGTTATTATAACAAGTCCATAATTTTAAATAATACAATTTCTTAGAGTTTTCATGGTAAAAGATAATTTTAAAACAATGTTTAGAGCTTCGACCAATAAGAAGACTAAATTTCATA